CCACCTGTATAGATGTCCCATTTAGTTGATATACTTATCGCTTTTTTAATAATTTTTTCTGCTTGTATTGCAGTTTCAACCCTGTCAACTCTAAGTGCTTCCATAACACCAATAGCGATGTCCCCACCGCTACCAGAGTAATAGATACCGCGAACATCACGGTCCCAAGAGTAATCCTCAAAAATAGGATAAATGATTCCGCGAATGCTAATAAGAAATTGTGAATCATGCGCCGCTGCATCGCCGTCTTCTTTCATGTCGTAACCTGCATCGATAAACAGTTTACGCATGGCAGGTATAAATTTCTTGGTTACAAATAAATCTAGATTTTCGCCTGCTCCTGGTCTCGGTGCTTTCCATCCATATTGTAATAGATTTGAGCCTCGACCTGCGCCAGAGCCTGCAATTAATATTCCGTTGTTCTCAACAATCTTTGGCGTAGCCATATCGATTGGACGACCAGAATCATCTGAAGAGCGTGAGTCGCATCCAATGACAGACCATCCGTCGCCTTGAATAGCAGCAAGTGTTGTCATTGTCCCCTCCCACCACTATCGTCTACGAATTGTTCTTACGCTTGCGTTTGCCTGTCCTCCACCAGTTAGACTTGACAATAAACTTTGTACGTCAGGTGGTGCTGCTGGTGGCATTTCCATTGGAGATGGACCTCCTACTGGAGAGGAGGGAGCAGGGGACGGTTGCTCAACCTGAGGTGCTACTCCAGCAGGAGGAACTTGTTCTTTAGGTGCGAATGTTTGTTCAATCGCATCTTCGATAGCCTGTCCCTTTTGTCGTGATTTAATCACTGCGGCAATTTTAGTTACAACTTCAGATGGGTCTTGTCCTTGTGTTGCCATCTGTGGGATTGCCTGAGTGTATGCTTGGAGTGAAGCAAGAAGCGCATTGCGCATATCTTCAACTTCAATCTTCTCTTGCTCTGCGCTAACATTAACATTAAATGGAAGTTCACGCATTGCCATATCCTTGGAGATAAGTTTACCACCAAGAGCCTGAAGCATAAATATAAGACCTTGTGCTGGGTTCAGACCTGCAAGCATACCATATCTAACATCAGCGGAGTAATCTCCCTTGATGTCCTTGCTTGGTTTGTATTCTAATGCGTATGGAGAACCAGCATCTACACCGCGAATTGTCTTTTGTACATCAAAAATTGTTTCGTCTAGTTCAAAACACAGACGGATTACATCTCGAAGAGCCGTCGCAAATATTGCTTGCGCACTCTTGACCTGAGTATCAAATGCTCCCATAAGTGCCTGGACGCCTTGACCCGTAACGATAGACGCATTAACGTTACCTGTTCGTCCTTCTGGGTATCGAGCACCAATTCGGAGTTCTTGATTGAGCAAGTTTTGTTCTGTGAACGCTCCTTGCGGAATGTTAAGTTCAACTCTTCGTACTCCTGCAGGGCTGTTTGTTCGGATAACTGAATCTCCGCCAAGTTGTAGTTCTTGTACATCCATTGGTACGACGATAGGAGACTGAACAGATTTTTCAGCCGCTTCCATAGCAAGCATAGCAAAACGATTGCGAAGCAACTGAATACCAATAACATCATCAAACTGTCCACGCATCTCTCCATCGATAGTAGGTCGCTTAGCAATAACGACCATCATCTTACCAACTGGGTTTTTAGCACGAGAAAGAACTAGGTTCTCACGGCTTGGTACATATACTAAAGATTGGTCTTTATCGTAGTAACGAACAATTTCAACTATGGTGTTGGTGTCTTTTTTGAAACCTGAGCGACCAAGTAATTCAACTTCGTATTCAGGGAATTGAGCAGCCAACTCTCCAAGAGTTAGTGAGTATACCTTAGCAAAAGATATGCATCGTCCGTAGCGGTCAAACTCAGGATAAGCCATCCGAGGGTTTTCTACGCGGATACGAGGCATCTTTTCTTCGTCATCCATTTCAATAATGAATGGGACGAAACCATAGGTTACATAATAGTCAGCACCTGTATACATGCTAACTTGCAAATCTGAGTGATTAAAATAGTTTGATGCAATACGTGTACGATTGTCAGCAAACTTACGAGCACGGTCATTAACCTGTGAGGCGCTAGAGCAGTTAATTGCAGGTAGCGGAGCCATAACCTCAGAAAGGTCACGGGCTACGATGTCAATAAAGTTTGCTACTACGTTTGAGTCTACGCCCTCAGGGAAGAAGTCTGGGTATACTTCAGCAATCTTGCCTTGGCGCACAGAAAGAATATCACCAGCACGAGCATCACGCTCTGATGCACGGTACTTCAGAGAAGAAACTCGTGCAGCAATCTGTTCAATATTAAGTGCCATTTATATCCTAACCATAAGTTTCAGACCATTGCTCTGCAAAGGCCTCGTCTAAATTCACGGAGTATCTCATGTCCTTTTGTTTACGAGTAGCCCATCGATTAGTTGAGTACTTAGTAGCAAAAGAACTTTGTTGCATTAATTCACGGACTCGGATGATAGCAAACCAAAGTGCCATCACGCAGTCAGTTGGGTTTTTAGTATCTGGCTTCCAAGTGATTAGTTGTTGTACCAGAGATTTCAAACCTTCAGAACCTTCATTAGATGGAAGTTCTATCAAGTTGTTATCTTGAAATCTACCGTCCCTTAGACTGCCGAATAAGGCAGACATAGAGGCCACACCGAATGATGTGTCCCATTTATTCTTTCCAGTATAGTGAGGATTTAACTTACATCCATACTGGGCTAAATACTGAACTAGGTCAGTGTCCATCTGATACGCCTTTTGGTGGGCGTTGATTTCAACTCTAAACTCTTGTGGCTTATATCGTTCAACCCATTCCTCAATAAGAGCACGCTCTTTCTGTGGGCTTGGGTCAACCATATTGACACAATCTAAAACATAAACTTTTCCGTCACCCTTGTTGTAAGTTACGGCTACGAATGCCGACCTACCTGTTACAGCAGGGTCAAAACCTATAACTGTGTAAGTACCTTCAACATGCTTTGGGTGGCCTGGCGTTCCAGACTTGAGGGGTCCACGCTTGCGCATTCCGTTGCTACTTCCTGCGACGCAGGTTGGTGGGAAGATGGAGTCTTCAACGACATCTTCTTGTTGGTAGACCATTGCCCAGATTGACGGAGCAACCTCAGACCTGCGAGTAAAGAGCGAGGGTCCATCCCACTTTGGGTAAAATCCTTGCTCATTAGGTTGGTCCTTCTCACCTTCGGCTCTATCCGTCCAAGGCCAAAGTGTCTTCCAGTTTTCTGGCTTCTCATCAAACTCAAGTACGGCTGGTTGAGAGAAGTATGTGAATGGAGATTTGCCACCTGTCCATTGGTCGCCATCTCGTATCATCTTATATAAATCTATAGGGGCGACACGGGTTCCTACTATAAGTAGTTTTCCGTGCCGTCCCAAACGGGTGATGACTTCTTTTTGAAGCCATTCAATTTGCTTTTCCCACTCATGAGAGTTTGAGTTCATCACCACATCGTCTAGGATAATCAGGTCGGCGCGAGCACCATAAATCTGCGACCCGAATCCTAATGCTTGAACCGTAGGGTCCTTCTCGCCGCTGTCACGACCAGAGCCTAGGTAAATCATATCAGCAGACCAAGTCTGCGAGTCAGCCTTATATCCACCGTTAGGGCCAAAGCCCATCTGAAGTTTAGTCCAGTTAGGGTGGCTCATCCTTGTTTTGATGGCTGAAAGGAATTTGCGTGCCATGCCTTGAGTCTTAGAGACTACAATGATTCTGACGTTAGGGTCAGTGGCTATACGGTAGGTCACATAGTTAATCGTGATGACCGTAGATTTGGCGTGCTCAGGTGGTACGTTAATAAGAATACGGTTGCTGGCCGCAGGCTCATAGGTCATAGCAGGATGGAGCCAACGGGGTTCCCGACCTTCAATAAGGTCCACCCAGTCTTTATGGTGGTCGAACAACTTAGTGTCTAGGAATTGCTCGGAGAACTCCTCAAACGAGATATCCTTCAGATTGGCCATGTTAGCCTTGACACCTTTACCAGCAAGTCTTGCTTTATCAGCCTCAGCCTTGAAGTCAGGGTCAACAAGTGACCATTGGCGGAAGGTGACATCGTTACGACCCACCGCAGCCATAGCGTCGGTGATGGTCGTGCCTTGAGATAAGAGTTCTAAAACTTGCTTTTGTGCGGCATCCTTAGGGATGTTCTGCTTGCCTGGTTTGCGTCCCACTACTACTCCTAAAAACGGTGTTTTAACGGTAAGGTTTAACGGACAGACCTCACCCATTATATATATTATATATAATATATTATATAGGAGGAGCGGAGTCTTAAACGGAGCGACTCCGTCTATATATGGAATTTACATTACATATATAGATAACCTGTTCATTTAGTAAAACCGAACAACTTGGGTGATAATATTTTTTAAAATGTCCGATTTATACCTATATGTACCTATATAGGGGGGGCTATATAACAGAAAATTTATACGGGATACTATATACCTCCCCCCATACGAAACTTAATAACCCTACCCTCAAATATCGACATATCGACATATAGACATATCGACAATATATGGGGGTATAGTGTTATGTCCGATATGTCTTTATTGTATAGAATATAACTATTTACCCCTATTGTCTTAAATATGCGGTTCTTGACTATCTGCCCTATTAGTTCTATATGTCCGTATTGTCGCCCTACCTATATTACCCATCAGTAATCGAACATATGTTCTATGACCTATATCACACCATATCGACTTGACTTCTTTGGGGTATCGTGGTATAATGCGCCCTAGTTTAGATGTGATGTATCTCACACCGACACGACTTGACTTCGGTTCGGTGGTGTGGTAAGATACGCAGTATCACAATTAAATAAGGTTAGGCAGTTCGGATATATCGCCTAGTAATGGTGTGATACACTTCACACAAGTTCTAGCGTGTCGGACTTGACTTACTAGATTAGGTGTGATAGAATACGCAGTAATACAATTAAATAAGGTTAAGTAGTCAAGTAGTGGTTAGGCTTGATTAGATATTAGTAGCAGTAGGTCGCCTATGGTATCACGACCCTAATCACTACTTGATTACTTAACCCCTAGTGAAAGGATAGATTAGTGCCATATAACCCCTTCGGGGTTAGTGGTAGCATAATTACGCCACCTAGACAAGTTAGGGCAAGCGTAGCGTGGAAGGGTTCACGCTCACGCAAGTTTAGCGAAGTCGTGGTGCGTGATAAGTCGGGCAACATAATCGCAGTAGTCGAAGATAGTCCTGCGGTGAAGTTGGCGAAGCGTAGTCGCAAGTCTGCGCAAGTCGCTACCCCTGCTACCCCTGCCCCATTAACCGAAGCAGAATTGCGGGCTATTGCGTTAGAAGAACGCAGACTACAATTCGAAGCAGAACAAGCGCAGAATTATCGCAAGTTAGTTGGCGACTATAATTAGTAGCCAATAGTCCTAGCCGATAGGTTCGGTATGCTTAGGGTTCGATACCCTACTAGGACACGCCATAAGTCGGGGATACTTGACTTGTAGCCGTAGGTATGATATACTTACGCCATAACGAAAGGATAAGATATGTTGCTAGAGATACTAGTAGCAGTTCAGACCTTAGCGATTATCGCTCTAGTTGCTAGAGTGAATAGATTACAAGGTCGCCTAGAGTATAGGGGTCGATAAGTGGACGACCTATACGAACTAGTTAATGAAGAATTGGCTAGACAAGCGCAAGATATTCTCGCACTTGACCCTAATTCTTTCATAGATTACGATACTGCTATGGCGGATATGATAGAACGCTTAACTGCGGTATGGTATAGCGGTTATGAGTTCGGTATGGAAGATAGACTAAACGAAGGTTTAGAAGTAGATGAAGAAGCCGAACTATGATAACCTTAGAATTGTCTGATAGAGAACTTATAGTAATCAGACAAGCACTACGCACCGAAGAAGAACGCCATAAGCGCAACGACTTTAGGGTGCTAGAATTAGAAGCACAAGAATTAAGAAGTAAGATAGCCGATAGTGTGATTAACACCACAGTAAAGGTGCTTGACTAGGTTATAGCAAGGTGCTATAATATAGGCTACAAGGGGGTGATGATATGCCGATAGATGATGAAGTGGAAGAATATACTTGCGCTTCTTGCGATTATACTACTACTAACGAAGATGACTTATGCTTCGTAGATGATAGCCTACTATGTGAAGATTGTAGGTCGTGGTGCGATAATTGCGAAGAATATATGAGCAACGACAGTTCCCACTATGTCGAAGGTGTCGGTGATTATTGCGAGAGTTGTTGGGAGAATAACACTTGCTACTGCGAAAGATGTAGCAATACTTATCCCGATAGTATTAGCCAATATCATATCGAAGATAGGGGTGAGTATTGGTGCGAAGGTTGCTATGAACACGAAGGTTCATACTGCGAAGATTGCGACCAATACTTTAGTAGAGAGTGTGAAGGGTGCGGTGAAGGTAGTGGTGGTAGGTCTAACCTAATCCACCAATACTCATACAAGCCTAGCCCAACCTTCTTCGGTGATGATAAGCATAACCTATACTTCGGGCTAGAGTTAGAGATGGAGATTAGGTCGGGTAATCTGCGAGAGAGTGCGCAGTATATCCAAAGCAAGGTAGGCGATAGTATCTACCTTAAAGATGATAGTAGTATTGGTAGGGGTGGATATGCTGGCTTCGAGTTAGTATCTCACCCATTATCCTTCGGACATTGGACTAGTCAGATGTCTAACCTATGGCAAGGTTTAGAGTATCTGCGTGATAATGAGCAAGCAAGGTCGTGGGACGCAGAGAGTTGCGGTATCCATATCCACGCAAGCAGGGCAGGGTTTAAGAGTGGTGCGCATACGCATAGGTGGCTAACGCTTATCTATAAGAACGCACCAGAGATGATGAAGTTCGCTGGTCGCAAGTCTGACTATGCGAAGTTTAATGATGTGTGGCAGTATGACGAATACGATAGACCATACTTCTCCGTCAAGCATAAGTTAGACAGACGAAGCCACACCGAAAGATATTCTGCGGTCAATACGCAGAACGAACACACGCTAGAACTGCGGTTCTTTAGGGGAACTACTAAGCCTAGCGGTGTTCTAAGTGCTATTGAGTTAGCACACGCAAGCATAGAATACACTAGAGATATGACCCTATCAGATGTTAAGTTGGGTATGCTAAAGTGGGATTGGTTCTATGACTATGTAGAAACTAACAATGGTTTCTACCCTAATTTATATGAGCGTATGTCCAAAGTATCTCATATAAACCTAAAGAATATAGAGATGATAAATGCGTAAAGGGGGTAGATATGTGTCTATTGGTAGTATGTAATCCTAACTCGACACCGAGTAAAGATGACTTACACAATGGTGCGTGTAGTAATCCGCACGGCTTCGGCTTTGCGATACAGACACCCGAAGGTATTATATCTGAACGCAGTATGTCTGCGAAGAAGTCGGTCAAGCAGTTCTTAGAACTGCGTGAGCAGTATCCTGAAGGCTACGCTATGTGGCACGCACGATACGCTACTCACGGAGTAAAGAACGAACAGAATTGCCACCCCTTTAGGGTGGGCGATAGCGACTTGACTTATCTCGCTCACAATGGCGTGTTAGATATTCATATACCTAAGGGTGATAAGCGTAGCGACACTAGAATTATGGCAGAAGAATTACTGCCACGATTAGGTGGTGTATCTGCGTTAGATGACGAATATGTATATGATATGGTGTCGTCTTGGGCTAGTGGTAGTAAGGTAGCAGTTATGACCTTAGACCCTAGTGCCAAATACACTATGTATATTATTAACGAAAGTCTAGGCACTTGGGACGATAGCGGTGTATGGTGGTCGAACCAATCACATAAGCGCACAGTATCTACGCCACGCACTACTTCATACACTAACTACTATGGGTATGATGACTATCTCGACAAGCAGATAAGCACAAGTATGGAAGATGATACCGATATACTAACCAAGTGTATGTGGTGTGATGAAGATATAGATATGGAAGATAATCCATACTACTGCGATATGTGTATGAACTGCTTTGATTGCGGTATGACTATGACGGATTGTATGTGCTACAATGAAGCCGACAAGTTCTCCATAGTCCAAGAACAAGAGTATATAAATCGCTACTTATCAGATGATAATTGGTATTCAAAGAAGTGGTATAGTAAAGAGCCACTCGACTTCTAGTATTCCTTCTAGCCCTTGATTGCGGTTAGCGGATTGTCCTGAGCACGACATTAAACTGCTCACCCTCTATCTAGTAAGGTGCTAGGTA